GCAAAGCTAGATGTTACCGTAGGTGTTCCTACCAAGGCTGTAGATGCCGCATTAGCACCTCGTTTAATTACACCTTCTATAGTCCAGCCTTTAGTATCACCGCCACCAGTTACTCCTGATACCACTTCACCTCTAAAGAAGTAAGCAGAGTTGTTAGGTAGTATTACTTGGTTTGTTGAGCCTGCCGCAGAATTAGCTGAAGATAGTGCTGTAGCTGTAGCATCGGTTGTTTGTATAGCAAGAACAAGTAAAGCGGCTTGAGATGCTCCTGCTGTTGAACCGAGAGGGTCAAAACAAGCAGGAAAAGCATGATAACCAGTAATACTTCTAGTTGTGCCACGCCTACCACCCATAATTGCAGAATTTCCACCACTAGCGGCATGATTATCACCACCGCCTATAAATGAACTACCAGCAGATGAATTATTAGATGTACCACCAGCAATTGTTGATAATTGACCGCCAGCAGTATTATTCCAACCACCACCAATGAAAGCTGTTATACCGCTTGCTAAGTTTGCAAAAGTATTTGTGCCGTCTGTACCACCTCCACTAACAACAGAACCAGCACCACTAGCTGTGTTTTTTCTACCGCCACCAACAAAACTCCAATCGCCACTAGCTACGTTTCGGTTTGCTGCTGTTCCAGCATCGCCACCGCCTCCAATGAAGCTATATGAGCCAGTTGCCTGATTGTTACCGCCACCGACTACAACACCGTGAGGAGTATAAAAGGTTAGAGTGCTTGTAGATGAACCTGATGCGGCTTGGGAAAGGGTAAGACTTGTTCCTGATATAGCGGCTACATAGGTGTTTGGAAAAGATATTGAAGTGCCTGTTATTAACTGACCAACTTTAATATTTGCGTTTGAGCCTGACAGCGTTACGGCTGTAGTTCCGTTCATTGTGCCGCTTTGAGTGGTTACGGCAGTTGCCGAAGTTCCACTATTAGTAAATCCACCACCAATAAAGTTGTAATAACCATTCGAAGTATTACCAGAACCACCTACAATAACAGACAAAGTACCGTTATTTGTGTTGCTTGAGCCAGCACCAGTAAAACTTTGAAAGTTATTTGATGTGTTTGAACTTCCACCAACAATTACACTTTCATATGCAGTACAGTTATTTTGATACCCACCCCCAACAAACGCACCAGTACCAGCGGTATTACGCTGACCGCCAGCTATTGTTGAATACGAACTACCAGCTACTTGTGAAGCCGCACCTCTTAATGTCTGCCAATCAACAGCATTAGCACCCCTAGCATTACCACCTGCTGTAGTAGATGTAGTAGCTTGTGCTTGTAATGCGCCTGTTCCTGCTGGTTGTAAATACAATGCACCATTAGACAGTAAACCTATTTCAGATACTCCACTAAAGGATAGGGTAGGAGTTCCGTAGACTGCTGTAGTGGTTGTGGGGATGTAGGTGTTTAATGTGCTACCGATTTCAAGCTGTGGTGCGGCTACTGTAACTGTTTGACTTGTTCCTGTATAGCTAGTTGCTGTTCCATTTGAAGAAGTTGCAATACCAACACCAAATGCCCCAGTTACAACAATAGATACTCGCCACCAACCAGCTGGCAATCCTGTGTTTGTTGAAGTATAAGAAACTGGTGCTCCAATATAATTTCCTGTAAATGCACCTGTTGTTAAATTAAATATTGCACCTTGATTTATAACTGTTGCAAATATACCAATAAAATTTGAAGTTCCAGCTTTGGCATAAACGCTTAATGTATATGTGTTACTGGAAACAGAAGGATTTATACTTAAATAATGAAAGTTGGTAGCAGTTCCTTCATTTATTAATGCAGCAGTTGTGCCGCCAAATGGGTCTGCTTGACCACCAGTTACGCTACCTAAATTAACGCTAGTCCATGCCGCATTTGTTAAATCTGTGCTTCTAATAATAAAATTCTGCCCAGTACCCCTTAACACTCCTGTCTGTCCTGTAATCGTAGTAGCGTTTACAGTAGATGGGGTAGTAGCACCGATAGTAGTGCCATTGATTGTGCCGCCTGTGATGGCTACTGCGTTGGCATTTTGCTCTGCCATTGTGCCAAGACCAACTAAGGTATGGTCAGCGTTCCAATCACTAGGGCGTACTAAACTGGTGTCCGCATCATCAGGAATTGTGCTGACTTTACTGTGTTTAACTGTTATTGGCATTATTGAACACCTTGGATTTTACCGTCAGGGCCACGAATAACTGTCTTAGGTTGGCTCATTTTATTCATCATTTCGCCTAGCATCATAGCCATTTGGTTGCTATTGTTGTTGATTGCATTGGCTACGGTTTCCATAGGATTTTGCATAGCTTGTGCCATATCTTGCTCATTAGCATAAGCCATTGCGCCATCGGAATCGTCTGAACCAATACGGGCAACCTCGATCTTAGCCCCGTTATTAATGTGTGCCAATAAGACTTGGGTATTGCGCTCAGTCATCATTTTCATTTGTGCGACTTTGACTTCCATCTCACGATCCATCATATTGCGCTGTTCTTCCAGTTGGAATTTAAGCTGGTTCTCTTGGGCTTGGTACTCTTGTTTAGCCTTCTCCAATTCCATCTGCATCTGCATCTTTTGCTGCTCCATCTGCATTTCCATCTGCATTTCAGCCTGTTTAGACTGTGCTTGGGCTTGCATCTTGGCTTGTTCCATCTGCATTTGCATTTCCATCTTCTGCTGTTCAGGTGATGGTGGCTTGGGTTGACCTTCTGCTGCCTTGGCTTGCTGACGGAACTTATCTGCTGTTTCGTCAATCAATCCTTCTAGTCCTTTACCAGCCTTAAATGCGGTTACGCCAAACTTAAGCATCTCTACTAGCATTGGTGTCAGTTCAGGCGTAGATTGTGCAGCAGGTACGGCTTGACTTAAGAATCCGCTAACTGCGCTCAAGAACTCCAAGCGGTTTTGCTTTTCTTGCTGCTCATCCTGATAGATCATGGAATCCGTAGTTACTTCAATACGGAAGTTTTTAGCAGGTTCATCCTTCAATAATTGCAAGGCTTGTGGGATAAGTTGTTGATCTTGCTGACTTAATTGCATTGCACCACTAATCTTTAGGATGGTGTCATCGGTAAAGTGCTGGCAAATAATCTGTGCTTTGATCTGTAACAAGGCAGTAGCAAAATTCACTACCTCATGCTGCATCGTCTTTAAACGCCCTGAAGCGTTATTTGACTTAATAATCTGTGCGCCCAGCGTTTCATTTGGATCGGTCTGACCACGCTGAATATCAGCAATACCCATAATCTCGTAGATTTGACCCTTAACTTGTTCCATAGCCTGATAAGCCATGTTTAGACCTTGAGCGATTGGGGCAATATCTACAAGGTTAATAGCACCTACAAGTCCACCCTTCTCGCTAAATGCACCGTAGTTCTTAACAGGTAACAATGTATTGTTCTCACCTTCTGTGAACAAACGCTGTAAAGATGGCTCAGAAGCGTCATATACGCCCCGAACCTTGAGTGCTTGAATAAATCCATCAATACGGTCTGCAAGCGTGTCTAGCTGCCTTGCTTGGTCTTGGTACAGCACATAGTCAGGAACAGGGATTAGGCTGTCTGTTGTCAGGGTAGAGAACATGGGTTTTGGGCAAGGCCAAAAGTTTTCCAGTTGCAACGGATCGTCACGGGTATCAAGAATCTTACCCATTGACTTAGATAGCCAAATGACTTGACCTGTGGCTTTATCCCAAATCTCATAGATTAGGGCTTCCCGTGAACCTTCGCCCATCTTTTCATTAAATGACTTAGATGTTTCAGGCTTGGTATCTAGCGGAATCTTACCGCCTAGTTCTTCGCCAAAGCGTTCAATCAGAGCATCACGCTCCATATAAACTTTACGCCATACTGCGGTTACTTCTTCCCATGTACGGGCAACGGTAAGTCCAAAGTCACGCCAGTAAACATAGTCAACTGGGGCGCACTCATACTCGATACGCTCTTGATCTTCACGGTAAATGCCGCCTTCGGTTTCTGCTTCGTCTGCATCTTCGGTTACTTGGCAGCCATCATCAGGCGCACCTTCACCCATACCACCAGCTTGACCAGTAATATGTGGCTCATAGCGCACCCAAGCCGTACCACGCCCACCAAGTAAACGGTCTTGAACCGCTTGTTTCATTGCGCTGGCATAGTCACCATAATGCTCAATTTCGTACTCTAATGCCCGTTCTAGCATCATTGACGCTACACGACCAATAGGGTCGTTATCACGGAATCTACGGCTTACATCAGGTCTTGGTAGTCTTGCAAATACCGCTGGGGTAATCGTTTGTACATTGCTCCACAAGATATTGAACTTAGCTTGTGGGTTGTTGCGGCTACGGGATTCGTCACGGTAACGCTTAACGATCTTATCGGCTCTGCCTTCCCATTCCTTAAATGTACGCTCGTACTGGGCAATACAGTTATACCAATCTTCGTAAGTGTGATCCATGCTTATATCCTAGTATTCGTGATTTTGGGGGTAGATTTCCACATTTCGTTTAGGGTTACTTCTGTTTGCCCGACATGAAGGCCTTTAACTCTTGAATCCAACAAGATAGGGCTATCTTCGTCTTTCCATACAATGCTGAGATAACGGAACGCATCCGCTGAGTGGCTTGTCCAATCATGTTTAGGGCGATCCCTAAATATCTTTTTATCATCATCCCACTCTCGTTGATATTGACGCAAACATTCAATGCCTTCTTCACATCTATTATCAAACCAAGCACGAGTTAATGCAAGTCGTGTTGCTTGAATTCCGTCTTGTAATGACAGATTTGGTACGATTTTTAGATGTTTTATGTCAATTTTTGCAGAAATCTGCTCGATTATGCTCTTTCCACCGCTTGCTAGTGTTTTTGCCCTAGCGTCATGCGGCAGGTAATGGTAGCCATATTTGTACCCAAACTCATCCTCTTTTTGGTCTAGCAGCATGGTGTAAAACGGTATGGCTTGACCGTTGCTGGAGTGGTGATCAAGTACCCGTATTTCCCCATAAACCACCTGAAACCACCAAATACTTGTGGAATCGTTAAATCCTAAGTCCCAAGCTGTATGGCAAGGGAACATAGGGTCATAGTCTACGGTGGTAATACGCTCTAAGTCCGTGATTCTACGCATCTCTTGACCATAGAAAGCACCAAGGATGGCAGCTTCAAAGCTGCATAGAAACTCTTGCTCGTACTGGTTTGTAGACATTGTGGCTTGTGCATCAAGTAATTCAGCTTCAGGCAGTAGTCCTGACTGGTCGGCTCTAAGGGTCTTGACATACCAATCAGGGCTTTTTTGAGCATTGTTGTATATATCGTAGAACGCATTATGGCCTTTAGGAGTACCAATAAAAGTAGCCCAGCCGAGCCGATCTGATAATAAAGGACGCACGATCTCACCCCATAGCCTAGGTTTCATGTCGGCATACTCATCTAGCACTACGCCATCTAGGTATAAACCCCGTAAGGCATCAGGGTTATCAGCACCAAATAGCCTGATCTTTGCCCCATTAACTAATTCTACCCATAACTCAGATTGATTGGCTTTAACTATGGCTGGCTCTGCAAACTTTAGAAGGTAATCCCAAGCAATGTTCTTAGCCTGTGCGTAGAACGGTGCAATATAAGCGTACCTGCCGTCAGGTTTCTTTTCCATGACTGCCCTGCGGATGGTGTCGCAAATTGTAGCTACAGTCTTACCTGCCCTGCGGTGACAGACTAGTACAGCCCAGCGTTGATCCCGTCTATGGAAGTCTAGGAACGCATCTCTAGCCTTGTACGGATATTCGTACCGCTTTACTAATTCTTTCATAAATTATTTAAAAAACCCTCACAAATCGCACACTCATTTGTCCTATAGGTATGACAGCAATTAAGCTGTTTAATTAAGGAAATTATGAACACAAATCTAAATACACAAGCAGCAGAACAAGCAATCAAGCAATTCAAGCGTTGGACAAAGGCTTACGAAACAGCAAAAGAGTTATTCCCTGAACTAGGTCACAAGCAATGGATGACTTTGGCAGACTGTTTGATTGAAGCAGTTTTTCCAACAAATCATTAAGAAAAGGGGCGAAAGCCCTTTTTTTAATCAAGGAACTTATGCTCGTGGATTATCTTGACTGGCTGATCCTCGTCACCTAAATGCTCTGTACGGGCTAACTTAGGCAAGTGGTATTCCATGACGCTCTGCAACATACCAAAAGCCTTTTCAGGATTAGGTAAAACAATAAATTTATTTTCTTCGTTTTTAACGCCTATAGCGACCTGTTCTAGCCACTCTTGCATTTTGTGGGCGTTACCATCAACGAACTGTGCAATCGCTTCCCTAGCCGCTGCTGTTGACTTATTGGGGCTACCTTTAGGTCTACCCTTTGGATTATTTGTTTGTTCTTTAATGCTCATACCTTACCCAAGTAGTTGTTAAGATAGGTTAATATTTGGTATAATTATATTACAAAATAAGGAGATTGCAATGATTCAAATTACTTTATCCCGCAATGACAATGGTTCTATTAACTGCGAACTTAGCAACGATGCCATTGATTTAAAAAATGATGACTATGTAGCTTTATTACAAGATTCTGTTGCCATGCTTCAATCTGAGTTGCTTACGGCAGAATTACAAGCCTAGTTTGCTTTGATTCTCTA